CCTTCGACGATCTTCTTGAAGCCGCTCTGTGCGGAACGTGGACCACGAACGTTCTTAAGGCTGGCGTAACCCGTCGCTCCTTCACCTTTGAGCGGAAGTTCGCGGACCTCGCCATCGCTGAATATCACCGCTACACGGGGTGCGAGATTAACTCCCTCGCTCTCAGCGTGTCGCCGAACTCGATGGTCACTTGTACGTTTGGGGTTATCGGTAAGGACCTGACCACCAATACGACCCAAGTCGCTTCTAGCACCTACAGTGCGGACGTAGGGAATACCCCGTTCGACTCCTTTACCGGGTCAATTACGGAGGGTGGCTCCGCAATTGCTACGGTAACGGCGCTAGAGCTAACCCTTGAGAACGGCATTGAGCCGCTGTTCGCTATCGGATCGGCTACGACCCAGCGCCCTGCGATTGGGAAGTCTCGGGTGACGGGTACGCTGACGACCTACTTCGAGTCTAAGGCGCTCTATGAGAAGTTCCTTAACGAAACCAGCAGCAGCATCGCTTTGACCCTGACCGACCTTGACGGTAACGACTACCTGATTGAGATCGGGAACGTTAAGTATAACTCGGGACAGCCTGATGTTTCGGGAGAGGGCGCAATCACTATTGCTATGGACTTCGTGGGGCTCTATGACGCCACGGATGCCTCTAACATTGTGATCACCCGGACTGCTGCATAACCCATAAAAGGGCGGGATTATGGAGTTTGACAAGCTAGCCACAGCGGCAAGCCATGAAGCCGGGGCAGAGGTTAATATCCTCTCCCCGGTTGATGGTTCTCCTACCGATGTATTCATCAAGATTAAGGGCGCAGACTCTAAGGCGTGGCGTGTACAACGTAAGCGCCAAACCTCGGCCATCGTTCAGGCTAAGTCCGAAGGGAAGCTAGACGAGATCGACTACGACGCGCTAGACGTAGAGGCGCTAGTAGCAATCACCATTGACTGGCGGAACCTTACGAAGGGCGGCAAGAAGTACGAATGCACCCCAGAGAACGCCCGAGCCCTCTACGAACAGTCGCCATCTATCGTTCAGCAGCTTCTAACCTTCCTCGGTGAATCGGCAAATTTTACCAAGGGCTAGCTGATAGCTTCGTGCGGTTTGGCCGGTGGTGTATGTATATGCACTCAAGCCCGGAAGGATCATCGGTTAGCCGCTACGAAACGCTGAAGCAGGTAGAGAAGTCCATGGGGAGGACGCCTAAAGAGCTACAGACGGGGCCTAAGCTATCCGAGGAACACGATAGCGTATGGCAAGCGTACACCTCCCTTTCGGAGTATACTTATTCGGAGATCGAGAGTTATGTACGCCTGACCGGCCATGAGTTAGATTGCTGGGAAGTCGAAGCCATTATGGCACTGGCAAAGTATCGCGGGGTAGAACCTAAATGGCCTCTGTAGAAGGTTTAATCACTCTAAAAGCAGATACTGCGCAGGTTCGCAAAGCGACTACGGACCTGTCTAACTTCAATAAGGGCGCGGTCAACGCCTCTACCTCTGCCCAGAACTTAGGCAAGAATGTCATTGACGCTCGCGGCTCATTCAAAGCCATGAGAGGGTCTACGTCCCAACTGTCCTACCAGCTTCAAGACGTTGCAGTTCAGGCCCAAATGGGCACCTCTGCCTTTACTATTCTCGCCCAGCAGGGCCCGCAGATCGCATCGGTGTTCGGTCCCGGTGGTGCGGTGGTCGGTGCGTTCATCGCGGTAGGCGCTGCTCTCGCTGGCGTTGCCTTCAATATGAAGACTGTCCGCATGAGTTCGGCGGAGCTAGAGCTAGCGATTAAGGGGCTAGAGAAGGAATTCAATCAGCTAACCGCAGCGCAGCAGGAGTTCATTCGCCGTCAGACCGAGTTCGCTATCCGAGAGGAGCAGGCCCGACTAGACCAGCTTCGGGAGCGCTACTCCAAGCTGAAGAACGTCCTTAACCCTCTCGCAGCGGCCTATGGTTTGAACGCTGAAAAGATCGAGGAGCAGAAGAACAAGGAAACCGAGCTTCTTATCCAGATCGAGCTATCAGAGAAAAAGATCGATGACTTACGGAAAGCCATTGATGGTGAATCGGAGAGCATTGAAGCCCTAATCGAGGGGCTTGAGCAGGAAGCCGCATTAATCGGGCTAAGCAACCGGGAGCGGGACCGCGAGATCGCTAAGCGGGCCAATGCTAGCGGCAAACAGCGGGAGCAGATTGAACTCCTCTATGACGAGATCGAAGCTAAGGAAGCGGCGGCTAAGAAAGAGGAAGAACTACGCCTTAAGCGGGAGATTGACGACGAGCTAGCGGCTAAGCGGTTCCAAGCCCGCGAAGAAGCTATGACGCGCATCTTTGAGGAGGAGCGTCGTAAGCGGCAGGAGCGGGAAGAAGAACTAGCTCGCCTCGGGACCCAGAGAATGCTAGAAGCCTCTGAAATGCTCTTGGCTGGTAAGTCCGAACACGCTCAGCAGGCGGCGCAACTGGCTATCAACCTTGCCGACGCCGAGAAGCGGGAGAACGCTAAGCAGATCATCTCCGATTCGTATGCTGCTGCGATGAAGGCGTACAAGTCGCTCTCTGGTATCCCCGTTGTAGGCCCTGCATTGGGCGCTGCGGCTGCTGGAGCGATCATTGCGGCTGGTGTGTCCTATTCCGCGAAAAGCCTCACAGGGCGCGCTCTGGGCGGTCAGGTACGCCCCGGTGAATCCTATGTGGTGGGCGAGCGTGGCCCTGAAGTGTTGACTATGGGTAACGCTGGCGGACGGATCGCTACGAATGAATCCATGCGAGGGGCGCAGCCGAGCCTTGTCTACTCCCCGACTGTAAATATCTCTGGTGGCGCGACGGAGCAGGATCGCGCCTTGTTCACTGCCCAATTGCGCCAGCAGAAGGCGGAGATCGCTGACCTATTAGCCCGGAGGCGCTTCTAATGCCCCTGACAATGCCCTCAGTACGCCCTACGGACACTTCGTGGTCTATCGTGTCTAACAGCAGGCAGTTTGTTTCCCCTCTCACAGGGGCCATACAGACGGCTCAGAGGACGGGTAATCGGTGGCGGGTGTCCCTGTCTTTCCAGAACCTGTTCGACGCTGACAGGGCCGCTATGCAGGCGTTCTTAAGCCAGTTACAGGCGACGGCCAATAATTTCTACCTTCAGGACCACAGTTACACTCGTAGGGCTGACGGTGACGGTACGCCTCGGGTCAATGGCGCCTCGGAGACTGGGAACCAGATTGCTACCGACGGCTGGACCTCGGGTACCTACGCTATGCTCGTAGGGGACTTCTTCGAGGTGAACGGGGAGCTAAAGATGTGCGTGGCAGATGCCACTATCACGGCTGGAGCGGCTACGATTCAGTTCGTGCCCGAGCTACGCGCTACCCCTGCGGATAACACGGCGCTAGAGATCGACACGCCTAAGGGAATCTTTCGCCTAATCTCTAACGAGTCCTCGTGGTCTAACCGCTCCCCCGTTATTTCCTCCTTTACGTTCGATGCGGTAGAGGATGTGATCGCATGAGCCGGGGGCTAGACGCTACCAATATCAGCGCCGTCGATGATGTAGTCGTTCGGCCTGTCGTCTTTTGCGAGATCGAATATGACTCTCCTACAGGAACTCTCTACCTTCACGACAATATTGGCGATATTACCGCTGATGATTGGTCTGGCACTTCCAGAACGTGGTCAGGGTTAGGAGACTTCGGGTCTATCTCTACGATTGAAGAAGGGAGCCAGATTTCCCCTTATAAAGTGGACCTCGTTCTATCAGGCATAGATGCGACGGTAGCTAACGCCCATCTAGCAGACGATACCATTCTGCGTAATGTGTACCTCTCAATCGGGTTTATCGGGTTAGACCGCGTGGTCTTATCCGACCCTCACCCTATGTGGGCTGGGAAGATTGACGATGTACAGGTGGCGGTAGGAACGCAGTCTGTTATTCGCGTTTCGTGTGAATCTAAGCTAGCAGCCTTCGAGAAGATCAACGGACGGCTACAGAACGACGCCGACCACCAGACCGAATTCTCTGGGGATCTGTTCTACAAATACCTTCCCCAGATGGTAGAGGCCAAGTTCCGCTGGGGTGGTAAGACTCAGACGTTCGGCACAGGGGCTAGCGATGGGGTCTTTGGTATCGCTAATGGTATGCGTGGCGAAATCCCGTACCTGCGATGAATAGGCATGAAGCGGTTAAGGCTGCGGTGCGTAAGTTCGAGGACGCGCCCTTTACCTACGGGAACTTTGACTGCTGCGAGTTCGTGCGAGAGGTAGCGACCCTATATCGTGGGCACGACCCCGCCCCGGAATTGGTCTACATGGACGAGGACGACGCGAACCACATAATCGCGGACTTCGGCGGGCTGTCTCCTCTAATGACGTATGTGTTCGGCGATGCTATCGAGCCTGAAGATACGGAAGTGGGAGATGCGCTAAAATTAAAGCTACCCAAGACGGGCGATATTATGGGTGTGCGGGTTCCCGATGGCGCGTTAGTCCCGGTTATGAGGGGGCTGCTTAAAGTGGACCTGCGTTACGCCTTAGAGGGCTGGAGAATCTAATGCCACAGGCAGCGCTAACAGTAGCGGTATTCGCGGCTCAGGCAGTAGGAACGGCTGTCTCTGCTGGTATTACTGCGGTGGCGGGAGCTAGTGCTGCGACGTTAGCGGCTGGGGCAGCGCTATCCTCTATCGCGTATAGCTCCTATGCGGCAAAGAAAACCGAGGCTGATGCAAGGAAGGACGCTGCCCGTGCTGCGCGGGATATCACGGTTCGTAGTGCCATCGAGCCTGCCCGAATCATCTACGGGACGGCTAGAACCTCTGGCCCCGTGGTCTATACGAACACGGCCCCGACTCCGGGCACTAGCGATAACTCAACCCTCTGGACCGTCATTAGCCTTTGCCAGCATGAGATAGACGACATTACGGAAATCTGGCTAGACGGGGACAAAATCCTATCCTCTGCCATTGATTGGGCCGGAACGGGTGGGGTTACGTCAGGCAAATACGGCCCTATCGGTGGGAATGAAGTCACGAACTTCTACCGTCGCTTGGGTACGGATACTCAAACCCATGTCACAGAACTTGCAACTGCATTCAGTGACTGGACCGCTGATTACGACGGGAAGGGCGTTGCGTATATCGTCTGCGCCTTTGAGTTAGGTACGGCTACGGGCGAGGGTGTCTGGGCTCAGGGTGCGCCTCAGAACATCCGGGCTGTGGTCAAAGGGAAGAAGGTATACGACCCCCGTAAGGACTCGACTCAGACCGGCGGATCAGGGGCCCACCGTTTAGCTGATCCTACGACGTGGGAGTGGTCAGACAATCCCGCTCTATGTGTTGCGGATTACCTCTTTGACGCCCGTTTAGGCATGGGGGCGGAGGGGATTACCTATAACGAGATCGACTGGGATTTAGTGTTCGCTGCGGCGAATATCTGCGACGCCACAGTTAGTACCCCTGCGGGCAACCAAAAGCGCTTTACCTGCAATGGCGCGTTATCGACGGGCGAAACCTACGCCGAGAACATTAAGCAATTACTGTCCTCGATGTCCGGGCAGATCACATGGTCTGGCGGTAAGTTCCGAATCCGCGCTGCTGCTTATGAGGCGCCCACCTATACCTTTACGGGTGATGACGTTATCGGGGACGTTCAGATTCAGCCCGAGCGTACGAGAACTCAGCGCTATAACAAGATTCGGGGAACCTTCATCGACCCGGATTCGGATTACGTTGCGACGCAATTCATTCCGGTAGAGAACACCAGCTATCGGGATACGCGGGACGGGGGCCAGACCCTAACCCAAGAGATCAAGCTGCCCTTTACCAATGACGAGTACATGGCGCAGCGGATCGCGTTCAAGCAGCTAAACTTAAATAACCAGCAGCTACGGTGCATCGTTCCCTTTAACTGGAAGGCGATGAAAGTCGCTGTAGGGGATCGGATTCAGCTAAGCATTGACGAGCTAAGCTGGTCTAACAAAGTCTTTCGCGTAGACGGCTGGTCCTTCTCCCCTGATTCCGGGTTTAATCTTGAGCTACAGGAAGATTCGTCTTCCGCCTACGCTGACCCTCTCTTAGCGGAATACTCGACTCGTACCCTTGCTGGCGTTGTCTCATTCGCAGACCAAGCTGTATCGGCGCCCTCTGGCTTACAAGCGACCTCAGAGGAAGAAGCCGTTTTATTGGAATGGGACCCTCCGCCTCGGCCCTCTGGCTACGACGAGGTGGTGATCTACGCCTCTGCGACCTCCGCATGGTCTGGGGCTACGGAGATCGGGCGAACCCGTGGAAACACTTTCCGCCATGAGCTTACCCGTGGGACGGCTCGCTATTACTGGGTGCGGGCTGTTGATGTAGACGGCAGGGAGTCAATTAGGGACCCTGACTCCGATACTTCAAGCGTAACGGCTACGGCTGGGCAGATCGCTACGTCCCAGCTTAATGACGATGCGAGCTTCGCTGAGACCGCAGACTGGCCTCAGGTGACGGGGGTCGGGAGGCCGGAAGATAACGCTACGGTCGGGGCTACCGTAGGAACGGACCTCTACGACACCGACGGCAGCACTGTCCTCGGGCAGACCGATGTTCTAAACAGCATCCTTGAGCAGGACATCCTCCGCGTTGAGCTTGAGGCCGAAACGATCCTCAACCTTGAAACGGGGCTTGAGGTAGACATCCAGAACCTCGGCGACGTTGCCATATTTGTTAATGAGTCGAACACGACGCTCCGGGGCGAGCTGAATACGCTAGAGGGATCGGTACAGAACCTGCAAGGGCTCTTAGGGGATATTACGGCAGGGGTATCTGACGTCTACCTTCAGGCGACCGCCCCTGTTGCTGGCGTCGGCGGTATCCCTGACCCCATCCCTGACGGCTCCCGGTGGTACGACACCGACGATAACAACGCCCCCTACTATTGGGACGGAACGACTTGGCAATCCCTGCTAGACCCCCGTATTGGGCAGAACGCGGCGAGCATCACGGCGCTAAACTCCCGCATGACGACTGCCGAAGGTGACATCGACACCAATACGGCGGACATAGCTACGAACTCTAGCGCCATCACGGCGAATGCAAGCGCGATCTCGACGCTCGACACCACGGTAACGAGTCAAGGGAACTCCATAACGGCAATCAGCGCGGACATCACGGACCTTGAGACGGTCCTGCAGGATGCCGGTGGCAACTTCTCCACGACGTCTAACGCGATCACGGTCCTACAGTCACGGGTGACTCAGACCGAGACTGACATAACGTCGAACAGTACCAGCATCACGACGCTGACGAATAACCTGTCCACGACGAACACAAACGTCAGCACGAACGCCAGCGCGATCAGCGCACTCGACACCCGAGTGACTTCGGCTGAAGGCTCGATCACCAGTCAGGCTACGGACATCACCAGCCTACAGTCCGGCCTGACCACGGCTCAAAGTGACATCACCACTAACGCCTCTGCGATCACTGCTTTGACGACTCGGGTGACTTCTGCGGAAGGCAACATCACCATTAACTCGTCCGACATCACGACCCTGAGCAGCGACCTAAGCACGGCTCAGGCGGACATCCTGACCAACGCTGGCGCCATTAGCACGGCGCAGACGAGCATCAGCGCCAACTCGACTGCGATCAGCGGGCTAGACACCCGCGTGACTACGGTCGAAGGGCTGGTGACGAGTGAGGCGCAAAGCACCACGATTCTCACGACCCGCTTAGATTTCCTCCAGAGGGTAGAGGACGAAGCTGGGCCTGACCCCTTAGAGCTAGAGGACGACGCGCTATTAGATTTGGAAACGCTCGATGATGTTACGAGCGCGACCAGCTCTGCGATTGATACGCTGTCCTCGCGGACGACGGAAACCGAGTCGGGGCTAGTATCTCAAGCCTCCCGGATCACGTCGCTAGAATCGACGGTCAACGATCCGACCACTGGGGTATCTGCGAACGCCTCTGGCCTCTCCTCTCTGACGACCAGAGTAGAGACGACCGAGAGCAGCATAACGTCCATCTCCGCAGACGTAACGACTCTCCAGAGCAGCCTAACGATCGTGACTGGGAAACTAGAGATACTAG